ATTGATGTTATTAGTAACATTAACTCCACTATCAGCTACATGACGTTGAGTTCTCAAGTCTGCAATCTGATTATTCAAGTCAGTAACCATATTAGCTGTAATCAACGCTCTAGTTTTATCACCATCATTAGTGATTTCTCTAGTTACATTGTTAAACCCATTAAGCATAGATACAGTAATACCATCTAACTGATTACCAATTTGCTGAGTAGATTCATGCAACTCATTAACAATAGTTCCAGTAGAAGTTGCAACTGAAGCCTTAATCTCGCCTTGTCCTTGGAGGTTTGCAATCTGAGCTTGTAGTTGTTGCACTAAAGCAGTCTGCGCGGTAGCATTAACTGTAGAGTTAATAGCATTTTCTGAAGCACTGATAGCTGAGAGAACTTCTTGTGAACTATCTTGAATGTCTTTCAAGAGTAGCATAGCATTGTTATTAGCTTGATTAGCATTAGCTAGAGCAGCTGCAACTGCGGCATCAGTAGCAGCATTTTGGTTGCCATTACCATTTAGGTCATTACCATTAGGATTAAATAGTAATCTACCTAATAAAGCTCCCATTACAAAGCCACCGCTACCATCAGTACCGCCACCGAAGATGTTACCCATATTACCACCTGTAATTGCTGATTGAAAGAGATTGTTCAAGTCAATACCTGAACCTGTACCTGTAGAATCGACTGCCATAGTCAATCTCCTAGTTCTTCCCACTGTAATGCAGTGTCATTTCTGAACAATAGCTGTTCAAAACCTGTATCAGCAAGTTAAGTTTATAACTAAAGGGTTTAGCTATAAAGTTAAATTGCTATTTCTATCTAGTTTACGCTTGTTTTGTTACAATTTCAAGACATATTTGTGGTTATTTTATGAAAAGTATGCGTCAAGAACCTGACATTAGCCAAGAACTTGACGCATAAACCTTATAAACCCGCTAAATAAGCTTTAAAACCTTCTAAAATCCCTTCGATAGTTGCTAACTCAGTAGCTAAGTCTATAGATGAAGTAGCTATGTTACTTTCAGCCCGTATATCATCTATCCAGAGGTTCATTTCTATAGTAGCTGGTGCTGCTGGGTCTCTGTTGTAGTTTATCTGACGATAAGTTGGGTATTTTCTTAAAATCATATCTCCGCTTAGGGTGTTTATAACTTCTTTATTACTTGTTTTTATAGTACTAAGATAGTTAGTAGCTGGTTGCCATTGTTTAAGTTCATAGTTAAACTCGTGAAATATATCAGGTCTAAGAGGTTTTAATACGGGTGTGCCATTATCAATGTAATAATTTTCATTATTATATGAACCTTCAATATATTGGTATTGTGTCTCAGAAATAATATTACTAAATACTTCTTCCGAGACATTGACATTCTCTACAATTTCTCCAGAGCTTTTGTAAAATGTGTATATAAAATTCATTATTTCTTACCTGTTAGTATTGTAATAATAATCTTGGCAGTAACCGACCCCGTATTCCAATAGTTACCAGTAGTGCCGTTTATAAGCTCTAATGATACGGTTCCAAAGTCTGTAACAGATGCTGCAATCGATTTACTACCCATGAAAGAATATGTAGAGACGTTAGAGCCATCTACTTGGCGGGTATTAACATCAGATACAAATGTCAAGCCCCCTATATTAAGTCTAAAATATCCAGCACTACTATCAGAGTGCGATAGTTGGACTGTTACAAGAACTATGCGTGTAGTGGCTACAGCAACCGATGGAATAGCAAGACTCGAATAATATTGTGTACTAGATTGAGCACCACTTGAGTTTGCAGGCAGAGTTACACCAAGATTCTTTTCATACTTACTTACTTCGGTAACAGCTAGTGCATTAATATTAGAAGTACCAACAACATTACCATTAAAAGTAAATGTACTACCATTAAAACTAATATTAGCAGTTGAACTACCTATAGCAAAAGTACCGTTAGAGTTTAATACTGCCCCACTACCTGTCATAGTAGTTCCGCTAACGGCAGGAGAACTTCCTACAGTAACTGTACCGCCAAAACTACCTGTAGCTGCACTCAGACTTCCTGCAAATGACCCTGTTGCTGCTGAAAGTGAACCAGCAAATGTACCTGACGCAGCAGATAATGCTCCGCTAAATGTACCACCACCAAAGAATTTAGCAGTACCGCCATCCCATGACAAACCAGTTGTCATAGTTCCAGCAGAACCTGTACCAATACTAAATCTAGGTGTACCACTATTATAATCAAGCCAATAACCAGTGCCTGTAGCAAAATTAGTCATACCAGATTTAATAACACCTCCAGTACCAACTGTAAGTGTATTATTAACCGTTAATGCACCAGTATTAACCGTAAAAGCAGCTAAAGTATCAACTTTAAACACACTAAGGTATGGATTTGTCCAAGTTGTAGTTCCAGTACTATAGTCAGCAATGCCATCTATTTGCCATTGGAACTGATTTACACCTACAGTTCCTTGTGTACTTGACCAACTAACTCCGGGTAAAACCCCATTGCTTGTCGAGGTTGTGTAACTTGGAGGAGTACCCGCACTAGAAGTTACTTGATAAGCTCTTACAGCTGCTTTCCCAGAAGGTCCAGGTACACCTTGACTACCCTGTGGACCTTGAGGTCCTTGCGGTCCAACATTACCTTGAGGTCCTTGAGGTCCGTCAGAACCTGCTAAACCAACTGGGTAAGGTGTATTACTTGCCCAAGTTATATTAGTAGTTCCACTAGTTCCAGTATCACTATAACTTTGACCTATAGCATATAGAGTGTAACCTTTAGTAGGCGTACCAGGAAGTAAAGACCACCCATTAGCAGTAGTAGGTGTTGTAAATACCCCAGTTGACCAAGTATAAGTTGAAGTTCCGCTAGGATAAGTACTTGGAGTACTAGCTGCCCACTTATATAACTCCATAAACGCAGTTCTTGAACCATTTACACCATTAGTGCCCGCAGTTCCTCTAGCAGTAGCAGTAGTAGCATTCCAAGTAATAGAAGTAGTAGCACTTGTACCAGAATCTGCATAAATAGTTCTAGTTACATATAAAGTTTGCCCTACAACTGGAGAAGAAGGAACTAAACTCCAACTATTTAAAGTTCCAGGAGCAGTAAACTGTCCTGTTGCCCATGTATAGGTAGAAGTACCTGCTGGAAATAGTGTAGGAACTGTAGCTGACCACTGATACATATCTAAGATAGCAGTTCTAGTCCCATTTACACCGTCTTGAGCAAGTAAACTTACAGTTGCCCACTCTGCACTTGTAATAACATCTGTAGCTCCAGTACTTAAAGCAGTGCCTGTAGTTACCCAACGATAAGTTCCAGTTATAGGTAATGAACGAACCCACCCGTTAGTAATTCCAGTTGTAGTTCCATTTGAAAAAGTATAAGTAACATCTGCATTAGGCAAAGTTGGTGGAGTTGAAGTTGAAGTTGTCTGATATAAGTAGATAGTAGCTGTATTTATACCATTAACTCCTGGGTCTCCGTCATTTCCATCAATACCATTCTTAGCTAAAATAACTGGAGTTGCCCATTCATTAGCTTGAATAGTATCAGTAAGAGTACCCGCAGAAGCAGTAGCAGCTGAAACATATAAAGGGTCAGAACCAGCTGGTATAGACGTTACCCAGTTATTATTCAATCCAGTAAGAACACCAGAACTAAATGTATAAGTTGTAGCTACAGTAGGCAAAGCTGGGGGGTTAGTTCCTGCAAGTCTCTGATAGATATAGACTGTAGCTGTAGTAAGTCCTGGATTTCCAGCTGCTCCGTCAGAAATCTTAACTATAGTAATCTCACCAGCCATAGTATCTGAAAGGCATCTAATTCTTAGAGACTTATTAACTCCCCAAGCAGCATTATCTGGGTAAAGAATATAGTTTTGACCTACAGCTGTTCCAGACAAAGTTGCCCAAGCACTTCCATTCCAATACTGCCACAAGTAAGTAGTTAAAGTACCATGTAAAGTAGCAGTTAAAGTAATAGTTGAATTTCTTGGAGTTGCACTTCCAGAAGCATAAGTAAAGAACTGTTCTCCAGAGATAGTTACAAAGTCAGCATTACCAACTATAGACCTAGCAGCTTTAGCTGTAGAGTAATTTAAACCTTCACTTCCAAAACTATCTGAAATAGCGCACTTATAGAAGTACTCGTTAGTATCTGGGGTAGTTAAAGATACTGAATTACTAAGACCTTTATAGTAGAGATTATCAGCGTCTGGGGTAAAGTTAGTTGTAGTTCCTCTATAGATAAAGTATTCATTTGAATCAATCTCACCCGAAGCTTCTATATCAACTCTAACTTTACCAAAGTCTGGGGTAACAGTAAAAGAAGTAAAGTCTGGAACTGGGTTACTAACTGTAACGGTGATTGGGAGTGATAAATCGCCTAAGGTATCTCTACTATAGACCTTAACTTTAAAAGTTCGAGCAGGAAACCCGCCAAAAATGTTAACATTTCGGCTAAAAGGAAGACCAAAACTACCATTTAGAGGTTTATAAAGTAAAGTGTCATCTGTAGGGTCAGCTGTTTCACTACCAGTTGTAGGATTTATAGAGTAAGACTCTAACTTATTTAGCCCTGCATTATCCCAAATTTCAACTAGATAGTCATAGAGAGCATCATCAACATTCTGATTGCCTGTATTGTAATCAAAAGCTAGAGTAAGTTCTGGGGTTGTAAATTCTAAAGTAGTTGGTTGCGGACTTATCACTTCAGACCCAGCTATTCTAACATTTACAGGAGGTAAAAGAGTAGAGTTAGAAACTTCAGTTCTAAAAGCATATTGTAAAATAGTAACCTTAGAGTAGAAGTTACTGAAAGGGTTAACTGCCCAAACAGAGATAGTATAAACTCCTGGGATAGGGTTTATAATATCAAAAGTATCTGAGGTTATAGTTTCTACGATAGTAGGAGTGCCGTCATCTACTGCCCAAGTAAGTTTATATTTAGCAGTAAACTTTTGAGTTTTAGCTAAGTCCCAAGTCCAACTTACTTGTAGTCTTCCTGCTGTGTAAGTTCCATTAGTTCCAAAATTCTCTTTAACAAAGATTTCAGTTACAGGAACAGTGCTGTAGGTGCCAATTTCAGCATAATCTCCAGTTTTAGGAGTTAATGTAATCCCAGAATCGATATAATCAAAGATAGCTTCATCAAATTCAAGAGCTGTAATTGAATACTGTTGGTCTTCACTCTTACTTATAGATGTAACTCTATAAAGTTTATTAGCAGCTGACTTAGAAACTGCGTAAACAGCTCCTGCCGTTATAGTCTTAACTTCAGAAAGAGTTACAACATTTGAGTTAAATGGTGCAGTTATAGTCTTAGATATATCTTCATTGCTAGAGTCTGTACTAAAGAAAGTATAAGTACCTTCTGTGAGTTGAACTATACGGTCAAGAGTTATAACTGTAGTACTACCAGAAATAGTTGAGGATAAGATTATACCTGCTTGCTGGTCAGTACGATTATAACTATCACAGACTCTAATTAAGTCCCCAATCTTATAAGTCATACCATCTAACAGTACACTGAATGACACAAAGTCAGTAAAGTAACAGTTAGTGTAAAGTGCCCAGCGAGCTTTTCTAATAGCTTGAACTTCGTAGTAACATCCAGGAAGTACTACGTCTGTAGGTCTCAAGTCATATCTAGCTATAAGAGCTTCGTCAGAAACTGTAGCTGTATCTGTACGCCCAAAGTTTAACCCATTATTATAAGTTACATTAACTAAGTTAGTTCTTTGCTCTATGTTTGAACTTTGATAAGTAAAAGTACCGTCAATTACATTAGAATTATTTACAATTCTTTTAACTACTTGCCCTCTTTGCTGGAAGATAACAGCTAATTGCCCAAACTCATTAGTAATTAAGTTAGCATTACAAATACTTAAAATTTGCGATAAGAAGTCCTTAATCCCTTCTCTACTTTGAAAAGAGTAGTCTAAAGTAAATCTAGGAATAGTAGACTCTTCTCCGCCTATAAGTAGGTTAAAAGAAGTATCTCCAGGGAAAGCACCCCCTATAGTACTGTAGATGGGTTCAATATATCCAGTAGGTATCTGTTCATCAGCATACTTACCTAAGTTATAGATTGAATACTTATCAATATCTGCTTCTGGTATGCCAAGACCAGCTCTAGTATCAGTAAGAACATCAAAAAGAATCCAAGCTGGATTATTAGTGTATTGAAGATTATAAGAACTATATAAAGTTCCATCCCAATTTCCAGTATAAACTCTAGTTGTTGGGTTATAATTAATAGGCAATCGTAATCTCTTACCTTTAACTTTAAACATAACTTCTGGAATTCTATTCCCAAACTGAGTAGCATCTCTTAAAATAACACCAATTAGAGCAGTATTATTGTAAGGTAAACCTTTTTCATAAATCTGCGTAACAGCGTTCCAAGTAAAGATATTTTGTTTTTTAGAAGAACTAGAGTCTTCTCTTGTTCTTATTACTCTAACTTGCCAAGGTCCTGTAGAACTAGAAGCTGCCGTAGGTCTAGGTATTGTTCTTTCAAAAGTATAACCATGTGTAGTTTTACCCTTTACGAGAGTTCCTGTATAGCCAGTTGGGATTCCTTTAGAATTCGTCCCATACCTAGACCATGTGCTATTAGTATTAGGTCTAGTATAAATTTCAAAAGTAAACCAACTACCGTTTAAGTTACCCTCTCCATCTAAAGAAGACAGAGTAGATACTGAAAAAGTAAGTCTTACTGAAGTTAAGGTTTCTTCAAATGGGATAGAAGTGTCAAAAGTCGGGACTACATAGTTAGGTTGCATTCTAACTGTAGCCCCAGTACCCGTTCCTGCCCCAGTAGCTTTAAAAACAGTACCTAAAGCATTAGAAGGCGACCCTATTAATTTAAAGTTTGTTGTGCCTAAAGATGTAATTCTATACCAAGTGTTAGCTACTAAACTGACAGCATTAACAACTTCACCTGTACTTACATTAGGAAGTTCATTTCCAGGAGTTTTAATAGAATCTCTTATAATAGTTTTAGACGTAAAACCAGGAAGAGGAGATTCAGTAGTTGAAAAGCTAATACCTTTATCACTATTAGATATTACTGTTTGACTAGGCATACCATAACGTACTTCATAGGCTGCGTCAAAGCTACTAATAGATACTGTATCTAAGAAAATATCATCAACACCTTCGATAATACCTTCACCAACGGCAAATAAGGTTTTTACAGTTTGCTCGCTTATTAAAGTATCTTTAGCTTCTGTACTACCACCACCGCCTTTACCCATTTCACCAGCTATTATAAGTTCTGTACTCATATTATTTTGACTCCTATGTCCGAAGAAGTTATTCCAGAAGAGATTAATACACCACCACAGAAAGGATTTCCGTAAGTTAAAGGAACTGAACCACCTTGTTCATTGATTGTAAGTGCAGTATTAAACATTTTACTTTGTTTTTGTGCTTGTGCTGGGTCAGAGCCAAAGTGACTGTCTGGAGTCATAATAGCTGATACTGCCATTGAGATACCAATAGCAATAGCTACATTAGCTACTACTGCGATTGCAGAAGCCACAGCTGCAGACATTAAAATAGTACCACCAGTTACACCTAAAGCCGATGTAGCAGATATAGAAGCTGCCATAATCATAGTTGCTGTAATTGGCTCATTACCTTCTATTTTAGGTATTATGTGAAGTTCTTCATATAAACCTATATCAGAAAATAAAGTAGTAGGAGTTAAAGCATCTGCCCTTTCGCCTATAGTTCCTATAAATAAATGTTCTGCATATAAAATACTATCAGTAACATCTTCACCATAGGTATGTTTAATAGAGTTGAAAATCTCTCTAGTATCTTTAAGCGCAGTTTCAAACTCTATAAAGTCATTGACTGTGGAGTATATTTTAATGAACATATCTTAACCTTCTTTTAATCTGCCCCATATAACTTTCTAAAGGCTCTTTACAGGAGAGAAGTCCTTGATGTAAGAGATAACCTTCATGGTAAATAGCTAGATGATTTTCAGTAAATCCAGAGTTATCTATAATAAAAAGGTCGCCATTTTGTAGGTCATCTATATTATGGAACTCTTGAAAGCCGTAATCTGCTATAAATTCGTCAAATACTTTATCTGTTTTTCTAATTTGCGTATAGTCATGGAGAATATAAGCTTTTAACTCAATACCTAATTCAAATTTATAATAATCTTGTACTAGTGTATAGCAGTCATTAATAAACCAGATAAAAGGTCTTTCCAGATATTCACTTGAAGGAGTTCTTGGAAGCTCTATAGGGTCTGAAACTACCCAACCTTCTGTGGCAAAGATTAGCCAAGGAACTCCAGATACTTGTTGACCTTTCATATCAGCAACTGAAGGGGTTCTAGGGTCTAAGTGTCTACTTGCTCTAGCGTCTACGCAGTGACTATGAAAGATATATTTAAGTTTTCCAGCAAATTTAATATAGTCTACTGGATTTATTTTAAAAGACTTCTCTGGAGTTTCTGAGATATTTGCACAAAAGATAATAGTATCATCTTCAAGAATAAACCCGCAACTTTCACTAGGATAGTTATCTAAAATTCCTCTAGAAAGCTTATCTATGTCATACATTATAATACCTTATTAATACCAAGTCCAGGAAAATCTCTTTTAAGCATCTGTCTTTTAGGTAACATACCTCTATCAGCATCTAAAGGAGAACGAAGTTCAAAACTAAGTACAGCTGGATTGTGGGCAGTCTTTCTAGCTATAGTAAATTTTAAAGGAGCTGCTGATATTTTAGTTGATTGATTTAGGTAATTTTCAAAAGTTCTATAGTAAGTAACTTTCGCGCCTATAATATCTTGAAGAGCAAAACTTAACATCCCAAATACTTTATTTATGTTTGAGATGTTTAGGGTAGGTCTAGCGGGAGCTTCGTCTGAAGTAGTCGAATAACCTATAAGTTCAATAGGATAAGGAGTGTAACTATTTCCGCCAAATTGAATTGGAGTGCCAGTGCCAGTTACATTAGGCGTTAATCTATAAATTGTACCGTTAATTGAGGTGCAATCTATATCAAAAAGTTCAACATAAGCTGGTAAAGTTGACTGTTTAGTTAGGTCTTCAATATCCACTTGACCTCCTAAGTTATATCAAAGACTTGACGAAGTGAGCAACTAACCGAAAATACTTGATTAGACCCTTCTCTTCTTACTGAATAACCTTCTTTAGAAAGTCTATATTTTTTCTGAACTGTATCCCCGCAAGGAGTCCAAGTTAAGATACCCCAAGAACCTACAGCATTTAAAGCTGTAACTATAGTATCTTTTTCAGTAGTAGTTAAAGCTCCCCATTGTATAGACCAGCTTTCTCTAACATTATTAATACCTTTAGGGGCTACTTGTTCGTAGCCGTCCCCAAACTGAGCAGATACTTCACTAAATACAACAGTCTTATCGCTATCAATAGTTATTTTTGTAGTTAAAGGAAGTGCAGTAGTTGTCATTAGCCAAATCTCGATTTGTTTAAGGTATTTCCAGGACGTTTAGCACTAGAGATTTCTTCTTTAGCTATACTACGCATCATAGCTGCAGCTGCTCTTTGCCCAAACTGTTCTGGGTTCTCACCTTGTTTAGACTGTACGTTTACTGTGATATTATACAGATTTCCTTTAGATTGTCCAGCATTTTCAGTCACTACCCCAAGTTTACCCTGCGCATTTCGTTTCAAAGGTAGAATAGCTTCTGGACCTGCTTCACCCATCAAACCAACACCTTTTGCAAAAGGAAATACTGTAGGAGAACTAACTATAGTTCCAGAGTGTGCTGAGATTCCAGCTCCAGATACTACACCACCATTAGCTAGTTTCATGTTTGCTAGGGAAGTATTATTCATGTTAATACCTCCAACAGTCCCTGCCGTATTAGCAGCTGCATTTCCAAACATACTACTAAAACCAGAAGTTATACCTCCCCAAGCCATACCAGCTAAAGGTTTTAATATAGAACCTAGTATCTGACTTCTTATTTCTTGAGCAATAATCTTAGCTATATCTGCAAGTACACTATTAGTAAAAGCTTTAAATGCTTGACTAGCAGTCATAGACTTATTAATTAAACCTGTGAATGCAGTATCAAAAGCATTACCTAAAGATTGCTCAATCATAGCTCCAGTTTCATTAGCTACTAGCTTTAGACTTTCAAGCTTTTGAACTGCTAAATCATAAGTAGCTTGATTAGCTGGTCTAGCTTCTGGTTTAGCTTCATCTAAAGCTTTCTTAGCTAAGTCAACATCTTTCTGTCTAATCTCTAAAAGTCTTTCATTAGCTTTAGTTCTAGCCATAGTAGCAGTTAAGCTCCCCATCTGACCTACTTGTTCAAGCTGATTAATTCGACTTATAGCATCACCATGAATCTTCTCTGCAGTAGCTGTTTCTCTATCATAGATAGCCATCTTAGATTTAAGATTTTTAGCTTCGTTCAGAATAACTAACTCTTCTTTAAGTCTAGCAGCTTTAGCTCCAGCTTCTCCGCCTTCTCTAATCTCAGCTTCAAGTTGACGGTTTAAAAGTTCAACTTTAACTTTAGTAATCTCTACAGAATCTCTCTCAATGCCTAGAATGTCTTGATATTGTTGGTGAATACTAGCTAACTGAGTTTCATAGTTATTCATATTAGTAGCTGTTTCGTCTGCAGCTACTTTAGATTTAGATTGATAGTCTTGCTCAAGACGTTTAAGTTGCTCTTCGGCTTGAGTTACTAGACCTTTTTTACCAGACTGTTGAGCTAGCTCTCTTTGTTTTTCGTACCAATCTTTTTCAGTATTATAGTCTTTATCAAGGATAGCTTGTTTACGTCTTAGGTAATCCTCAAAAGATAAAACTTTACGGTCATTTTCAGAGTTAAGTTCGTTAATTTTGTTCTCGGCATCATTAGCAGCTGTTCTTTCAAATTGTCTTACTTGCCCAATCTCATCTTTAATACCAGCAAGTCTTTTAGAAGAAGCTCTATTTCGTTCAGCTTCTAATCTATCATTATACTGTTTAATAGCTTTTTCCGTAATTCTGGATTCAGTTTCTCTAGCTGTAGCTATAGAGCGAGAACTTTCCTCAGCTTCAGCTTTAGCTTTTTCAATAGCATCAGACTTTACACTTCCAGTAGGTTTCTTAAGTAACTCTGTATATCTATCTATAGTAGCTTTATCTTGCTCTAACTGAGTTTTAGTCTGATCTCTGAAAGTTTTCAAAGCGTTAGCAACAGCTTCTTGTTGAGTTTTTGGAATCTTATCAGCAAGAGTTACCATTTTTTCTTGAAAGTCTTTCTCACTTTGAATTCTGTCTTGATGAACTTTATCAGCAGCATCCTTATCTTGCTGTAATAACTTCTGCGTAACTTTATTTCTGACAGTCTGAGCTTCTTCCTTAACAGCTGTAATAGCAGCTTCGTCTTGGTTTATCTTATCCCATTCTACTTTAGTTAAAGCTTGCCCTCTATCTCTTTTAATTTGCTCTGGGGTATCTTTCATCTTAGCTTGCATAGCTGTAAGCTTATTATTAATATCCCCCAAAGTTTTATCTTCTTCTACTCTAATTTTAAGAAGTTCTGCTTCGGATTTTAATTTAGAAGTATCAGTGCCTAATTCTTTTTCTCCTATAACTAAAGCTTCTTTATAAAGAGCATTAAAATCTCTTCTAGCATTCTTAATCTTTTCAAACTCATTGTAAGTAGCAGAAATAGTTTCTCCTAAAGTTACAAAGAAAGTAATAACTGCAGCTGCTTCAGCATTAGACCACATCATAGCTACTTTAGTTGCTTTAGCTTGAGTTTCCATAGCTGCATAGGCTAAAATCAGTTTAGCTATATGCCCCGCTACTAAACTTAAAGCAGCTACAACTACAGTTTGTAAAGTACTTGCAAGGTTATCGCCTGTACTTACAAATAAAGTCATGCTTTTTACAGTTTCAGTTACACTTTTTACAAAGGTATTCATTGCAGGAGCAGTTTTCTCGTAAATAGCTTCTTGCAAATGCACAAAACTTGTTTGCATTCTGCCTGTATTAGCGTTTAAGTTATCTATAGAAGCATTGAAAGCTGGGGTAAACTTAGTTGCCATATACTGTATGAAATTCTCCATAGTATCTTTAGCAAATACCGTACCTGCTTTCATCTGTTTAGCTAATTCTTGAGGAGCAATATTCATAGAAGCTGCAAAACTTGCAAAAGCTCCAGGAAGTAAGTTACCTAATTGCTTAACTAACTCTTCAGATTGTACTTTAGATTTATTGAAAATCTGAGACATAGCTAAGAATACGTGGTTTGCTTTATCGGCACTAAGATGCAAACCTGTAATTACTGTATTTAAGTTAGTAAACATTCTCCATGTAGAATCTAAACTAACTCCAGAAAGAGACGTAGATGCTTGGAAGCCTTTAAAGTTGTCTCTTAAAATTCCAATATTAATACCAGTCCGTTCAGCTTCAGAATCTAAAGCTTTTAGGGCTGAGTTCATTGCGGCAGTACTACCCATAGTAGATTCTAAAGATGCTTTAACAGAATCTAACTCAATACCTACCCTAGGAATACCTCTTAAACTTTCAGTTACAGTATTAATAGCTGTATTCCAAAGTCTATACTCTATATTAATAGCACCAATACGAGCAAAAAGACTGTCATAAGAATTTCTAACATCTTCTGGAACTCTAGGAATAGGAGCTAATCTTGCTGTGGGCGTAGGCGCAAAAGCTTCAGTAGCTGAAGTTCGCATTCCTCTAAGCTGATTCTGTCTTTGTCTTTCGTTAAAGTCAGTTTCATTAGCTAAAAGTTGTCTATTAGTTGCAGCTTGTCTTTCAAGTCTTTGTCTAGCAGCAGTTTCTTCAAGTCTAGCTCTTTCAGCTTCTCTAGCTCTAGTTTGTTGCAAACCACGTTCTACTAAGTTAAACTCTTCTTGTTGGAGTTTAGCTCTTTCAGTCATATCCTCTCTAAGACTTCTTAGTAGTTTCTTACGGTCAGAGGATTCTGCAGACGTAATATCTCCTATAGCAGTCCCTAGTCTTTGTTTACTAGCTGCATTTAGAATTGCATTACGTTCTTCAATAGTTTTTCTTAAAGAGTCAAGAGTTATTTTTCTAGTTTTATCAGCTAAATCTTGCTCATCTTTAATCTCTTGTTTTGCGTACTTAGCCTGTTCATTAGCTTTTAATGTATTAGCTTGAGCTATCTGCTTAACTTCATCTTTACTTCTTTGAATAGATTCTTCAGCTTGTTGTTTAGCTAATCTACCAGCTTCAGACATACCACTAATTATAGCAGTTTGTGGTGTAAATCTAGGGGCATTAGTTAACTGCCCCATCATAGACTTATTAAAGTCTTCAGCTTTTTGCTTAGCTAATTCTGCGTCTACTTTAGCTTGTTCTTTGGCAGCCTTTTTCTTGGCTTCAACTACTTCATTAATAGCTTTTACTTGAGCATCTAAAGAAGCTTTAGCAGTTGCATCTGCTTCAGCAAAAGCAGTACTAAGGTCTTTAATACCTCCAGTTTCTGATTTAATCTTTAAAAGTAAAGTTTTAGTCGTCTGGTCTGCCATTATCTTCTGCCTTATCAACAATAATATCTAAATACCCAGAATGGATATAGGGAATCAACTGTAAAGTTCTCTCTACAGGCATACATTTATCTTTAACTAAAGCTAAAAGAACTACTGTATCTATTGCATAATACTCAGAAAGATAGTTAGTAAGAGTTCTATAAACAGTAACTATCTCCTCTAAGTTTTCCCAGAGGTAGAAGTAAACTTCTTCATCTTCCTCTATTTCACTAGATTCTTCAAAAGCGAGAGATTGAAAAGCAGCTTTAAAGTCATCCTCAACTTTTTTAGCTTTAGCTAGTTTGTGAGATTGTGAACTCTCTAAAGCTGCTCTTCCTAGAAACTCTCCCGCTTCTATAAGTTTTTTAGTTCAGCTTCCTTATAGGATACATTAACTAGTGCATCTCTATA